TAACCCAACTATCACATTAGTCGGAAGGCTTGGTCAAGACCCAACTCCAATTGGAGACACAGGACTTAGACTGCGTTTGGTAACAAATGATCGCAAGAAAAACGAAGAAACTGGAAAGTATGAAGACTCCGCTACATCTTGGTGGACAATCAAGGTTTGGGGAGAACTTGCAAAGCAAACAAGAAACTCAATTAAGAAAGGTCAAGAGCTCAGTATTGTAGGAACTATTTATGAAGAGAGCTGGGTAGATAAATCTGGTACAAATAGAACTTCATATGAAGTCAATGCTAAAAGTATTGGTGTGACAACCTACAGTATTTCTAAGGAAGCCGCTAAAGACAGATTTTTTGATGAAGTAGAGGCACCATTCTAATGAAAGAAATTTTTCTTACCACTTTAGTTGGCGCTGTAGTTGGAGGCGTATTTAGTGCATTTAAGCTTCCAATTCCCGCCCCGCCAGTTTTTGCGGGACTTATGGGAATTGTAGGTTTATGGATAGGGTATGCCTTAGTAACAAAGATTGTGGTGGGATGACATGAGCGAGTTGAATACACTAGAGCTAATTAGTAAGATAACTGAGTTTAATGACATTCATGAATACATGAACGATGATCAGCTAGACAAAGCATTATCTATTGTTGTGAAATTGTTAATGAATCCAGATGTGCCAGCGTCAAAAGCTCCTATGCTTATAATTGAATTGCAGGCAATGTCCACTAAGTTTTCTATGATGGCTTCAGTGTATTCAACTATTGCTAAAGATAAGGCGGGGACCATGAATAATAATAAAAAGAATATTTACTATTCTGCAAAAGAATCTATAGACAAGCTAGTGGATGCTCTAAAGTATGTGGTTAGATATAATGGGTAAAGAAATAGTAGCAAACTTAAAATTTAAAAAGGTTACGGGAAATTTTGATCCTTCCGCCTTTGCCAAGATGTTAGATGACGCATACCTGTCTACAAAAAAGGGTGATCAAAAGCAGACTAAGACTAGCTTTAGTCCAAGTTCTTTAGGATATGGAAGCGGAAACTGCCCAAGGTACTGGTATCTTGCTTTTAGCGGAGCCATGTTTATAGATAATAATAATTCTCAAGCTATAGCTAATATGTCTCAGGGAACTCAGGCCCATGAAAGAATTCAGGGAATAATTAAAAAGATGGGTGTTATGAAACATGAAGAGTATGAGATTATTAATGAGTACCCTCCAGTTCGTGGTTTTATAGATGTTATCTTAGACTGGAATGACGAAGAGGTAATTGGAGAAATTAAAACTGCTAAGCAAGAAAATTGGGATAACCATCAAGCTAAAATGTCTCCATCAGCAAACCATCTTCTTCAACTATTAACTTACATGAAACTAAAAAATGTAAAGGAAGGATTTTTTCTTTATGAAAATAAAAACACCCAAGAAGTTTTAATTATTCCTGTACAGATGAATGATAAAAATAAAAAAATTATAGAGGACCTATTTGAGTGGATGTGCACGGTATATGATAACTTTAGATCAGGTGAACTTCCAACACGTCCTTTTATAAAGTCTAGTTCTGCTTGTAAAAATTGTAAAATTAAAAAGGAATGTTGGTCTGGAGAAAATGGGTTAATTGATATTCCAGCATACGAGCCACCAAAATTATGATTTGTGCCAATAAAGAATGCTCTATAGAATTTGAGCCAAAAACTCATAATCAAAAATACCATGACGATGAGTGTTGCAGAATTGCCACAAATAAAAAAATTATGGAAAAATATTATGAAAAAAAGGCTATCCGTTCTGGGGCTAAGAGAGAGTGCAAGGTTTGTAAATCTAGGCTAAGCAGATATAATCAGTCTAATATTTGTTCTAAATGTGAAAAAAATTCGGCTATAAAAAATAGATCCACTATTTTAAGGATGATAGATGACATTAGCTAGCTTAGTTAAAACTAAGGCAAATAGAGTGTTAGGCATTGATGCCTCTACAAACTCAATTGCTTTTTGTCTGCTTGAAAACAATAAGCCAATTAAGTGGGGCAAAATCAATTTAACAGGCAATGATATATATGAGAAGATATATGACGCTAAATGCAAAACGTTTGCAATGATAGATGAATTAAAATCAGATTATATTGCAATTGAAGGAGCGATCCTTGTCAAGTCTGCCGATGCTGTGATAAAATTGTCTTATGTATACGGTGTCGTTATTGCTGAGCTTATGTCTAGTGGTGCTAGTGTTATCACTATATCTCCTTCATCTTGGCAGGCTCATATTGGAAATAAGAACCCAACAAAGATGGAAAAAGACAGACTGCGTTTTGAAAATCCTGGATACGCTGAGTCTTGGTATAAAGCAAAAATGCGGGAGATTAGGAAACAGCGCACCGTAGACTATTTTAATAAAAAATATAATTTAAGTCTAGAAGATTTTGATGTGGCAGATTCATTTGGAATTGCCTACTATGCTAATGAAGTGTTAACTAAAAGATGATTATACAAATTATAGGCTTACCTGGGTCTGGCAAAACAGAATTAGCAAAAGCCTTAAAAGAAAGAATTAACGCAATTCACCTAAACGCAGACGAAGTTAGATCAACTGTTAATTCAGATTTAGGATTTAGTCCCGATGATAGAATTGAGCAAGCACGTCGTATGGGAGAAATGGCAAGATTAATTGCTAAACAGAATGTTGCTCCAGTTATTGTTGATTTTGTATGTCCAACAAATTTAACAAGATTAGCTTTTGGTAAGCCAGACATCCTAATTTGGATGAATACCATACCAAAGGGAAGATTTGAAGATACAAATAAATTGTGGCAGGACCCAGAAGATTTTAATATTTCATATATTGATTTTACAGATGACATAAGCGCAAGGGCAAAAGATATATGTAAAATTTTTAAATTACATGATTGGTCAGAGCCTACCACATTAATGCTTGGCAGATATCAGCCATGGCATGAGGGTCATCATGCTTTGTATGTTGAGGCTGGAAAAAGAACAGCACAGGTTTTGTTGGGTGTTAGAAATACATATAATACAAGTCCAAAAGATCCTTTAACATTTGATCAGGTAAAGGAGTATATATCTAAAGATGAATTTATGGATAGGGCAATGGTATTGAGATTGCCTAACATTACCAATATTGTATATGGTCGTGATGTTGGTTATAAAATTGAACAAGTAGATTTGGGGGCAGAGATTCATGCTATATCGGCTACGCAGAAGCGTAAAGAAATGGGCATCTAAATTTTGGGATTGGGTTACTAAGCCAAACAATATGGAATGGCCATCATGAATGTAAGTAAATCTAGATCTGCTGTAAAGGCTGTAACATGGAGAGTTATAGGCACACTTGATACATTTTTAATATCGTTTTTGATAACTAAAGAGCCAGTCATTGCTGGAGCAATTGCTAGCATGGAGGTTATTACTAAAACTATTCTTTATTATTTTCATGAACGAGGGTGGAATAAAATACAGTGGGGCAGAAAATGAAACTGTATAAAAGCAAGGAATGGCTATATCGTAGATATGTAGTTCAAAAGAAAACAATGGAAGAGATAGCAAAAGAATGTGGCGTAACTGTTATGACCATATACCGTGCACTGAAAGATAATGGGTTAATTAAATGAGTTTAGAGCCAGTGTTTGAAGATTCAAAAGATTTTAATTGTTCAGATTTATATTTATTAACAGTAGGCACAGAAGCTGGTAGGGAAATCTGGGACACCTGCCATGAAATTGCACATATGTTAATAAAGAAAAATATCGCCTATGGAAACTCAGCCCTTGACCCTGTGCGTATATTTTCAAAGGCGGGACCAAGAGAACAGCTTCATGTCCGTATTGATGACAAATTAAATAGATTAATGAAGGGTACAGAATATCCAGGAGATAATGATATTGATGATTTAATTGGATATTTAGTATTATTAAAAATAGCTAAATCTCAATCTTAGTCAACTAGGATATGGTATAATTTTAATATATGGATATTGAATTAGCTGATCATTTTGATCGCATGAATAAAGTAGTGGAGGAATTACTCAAGGGTAATAATCCTACCCAGATTGCCACCCTGACTGGTTTTAAAAGAGCAGATGTCATTGGGTATATAGACGAGTGGAAAGAGGTCGTTAAAAACGATTCTGGGGCTCGTGAAAGGGCAAAGCAAGCCATATCTGGCGCAGACCAACACTATGCAATGTTAATTAAAGAAGCATGGAAGACCGTAGAAGATGCAGACCAGGCAGGACAATTAAATATAAAAGCAACAGCATTAAAATTAATTGCAGATATTGAAGGCAAAAGAATTGGAATGCTTCAAGAGGTGGGACTTCTTGATAATGCAGAGCTTGCAACACAATTAGCGGAAACAGAAAGAAAACAAGAAATACTTGTAAAGATATTAAAAGAAGTTACGGCAACCTGCCCTAAATGTAAAATGGAAGTTGCTAAAAGATTGTCTCAAATTACTGGTATTGTAGAGCCAGTGGATATGGATGAAAATAGGATTATAACAAATGTTTGACTACAGCAAGTTTGATGAAATAGGGCAAGATATTTATGTTTATAAAAATTTTTTAGACGAAAGTGTTTGTCAAACTCTTTTACAAAATGTTAAAGATATTGAGGAAGATAAATGGATTTTGGTAAGTGAGCATGGAAGGTATTTATCAATTCCAGGCTCAGTAGATTTTAAAATTTTAAACGATAAAATATCTAAAGATATAGGCCTAAAAGAAGAATATTATGTAAATGAAATTTCTCGTGCATTAAAAATTACTGAGGGCGGGTTTATGGGTCCCCATGCAGATAACATAGAATATGATAATGTTATAAAACAAGCAAAGGAATATGTTGATGGAGAACCTTATGATTTAAGGCAGAATAGTCATTATGGAATAGTTTTTTATTTTAATGATTTTGAAGGCGGAGAGTTGGAATATCCAAAACAAAAAATTATTTATAAGCCCAATTCAGGAGATTTAGTTATACATTCAGCTAAAGAACATTGCACTCATGGGGTAAAAAAAGTTTTAGGTGGAGTTAGATATTCATATGCAAATAATATATTTAATTTTATTAAAATTAAAAAGGGTGTCATTCCTTTCCCAGGATTAGGAAAGGCCACTTATGTGTCAGAAACAATGCCATTAAATGCAAAATCTAAAGAGACATGGTTTCAGCCACAAACAGGTAATGGTTATATTTATATGGATGGATACTGGACAGAAGTCCCAAGGTAGTATATGAAAATAAATTTTGATGATCTGATTGATATTTTGGACGGCGAAGAATTTGATGAAAAACCAGTCGATCTTAAAACATTTGTTACAGGAAAAGATTATCTTGGACTACCCTCCCTTTCGGAGTACCAATATACGCTTATCGAAAAAAGCTCACAGATCTATAAACAATCCACTCTTATCAAATTATTTGGAGAAAGAGAAGGCGAAGATCGCTACAAGCAAACTTGTAATGAAGTAGTAGCGCAACTAGGAAAGGGTAGCGGTAAAGACTATTGTTCTACAATATCTGTTGCGTATATAGTTTATTTGCTATTATGCTTAAAAGATCCAGCATCTTATTATGGCAAGCCTCCTGGCGACTCAATAGATATTATTAACATTGCTATTAACGCACAGCAAGCCAACAATGTTTTTTTTAAAGGGTTTAGAAATAGAATTGTAAATTCTCCTTGGTTTATTGGTAAATATTTTGAAAAGGCGTCAGAGATTAAATTTAATAAAAATGTAACTGTTTACTCTGGACATTCAGAAAGAGAAGCTTTTGAAGGATACAACGTACTGGTTGCTGTTCTGGATGAGATATCTGGCTTTGCCCTTGAAAGCACTACAGGTCATGATCAGGCAAAAACAGCAAGTGCTATATATGAAATGTATCGTGCATCTGTTGATTCACGTTTTCCAGACTATGGTAAGGTGATATTGCTTTCGTTTCCTAGATTTAAAAATGATTATATAC